CATGCCATACTCAAGTATGTGCTTAAATAGAATTGTTTTTAGATTTAGAACAATGACTTCTTCATCTAATATGACTATATCACTTGGAACTATTAATGATGGACAAGCTGTTACAAGTACAAATTTCAGCATATTAGCATCAGCAACATTTGCTCAGGATGCAACAGATAACAAGTCTTATATTCTTAATCATAGTGATTTTAACGTAACGCCTGAGGTCACTCAAACAGCAACAACAGGGAATGGGAAACTGGTAGCTATGAGGCTACAGTCAAGTGCAGACCCTCAATCTGCGAGTGGTGAGATATACGTTACAACATCTTGGGGAGTAACTCTATGAGTTCATTAACCGACAAGCAATTAAAGGACACCTACAAAGGTTTACTAAAAACAACTGGCGACAATTCAGAATTAGACAGTAATTATCAAAGAATTACAGATGGTAATGGTAACGATTCAGGATTAGAACTAAAAGGAACATCGAGTGGTGATGCTAGGTTTGGCGGTAAGGTTCAGGTCGAAGGTGACTTGGAAAAAGTAGATAGTGGCGGTAGCGTAACAGGAACGTATAAAACCGAAACTGAGAATGACTCTAGATACTTGCAATCTATACCCTCGGAATATTTAACAGAAACAGAAGGGGATGCGAGATATATTCAGCAAGGTGGTTCATCTGAGGTTAATGATTTGAGCCAATCGGTTACTTGGGCAGATGTTCCTGATGCTAATATTACACAATCAAGTGTTACTCAATATCAGGGTTCTCTAGATATTGCTTCTAGCCAAATAACTAGCGGTACTCTAGATGATGGTAGAATAGCCGAATCCAGCGTTACACAACATCAATCGGCACTTAGTATTACCGAATCACAAATAAGCGATTTACAGCCTAATCCTACAGACTTTGTTTCTCAGTCTAGCGGTGGAACTTTTGGGGGTATGATTCAGGTTCCTCATTCTACTTATGGAACTACTGGAGACTTTAAGGTATTACACAGAGGCGAGTTTATTCAAGCCTTTCAGCATAATATTATTTCAGGCGGAACTACCCTTACAAATAATTGGTATCGTCTCCCTTGGCAAACTAACGACACAGGAAACGAAGGTACTGGTGGATATAGTTCAACAGATAATCCTGATGGCAAATACAGATTTCTCGCTCCCTACAATATGCGTTTAGTTAAGTTTGTAGCTAAGCCAGCCAATAATACTTTTAATACTTACACAGGAAACCCAACTGTATCGGTACAAATCAATTACAAACAGCCGATTGACTCAACAACTGCTAGTCCAAACCTTACTGCTAATGGTACGTTTACCATGTCAGCGGGAACAACCGCACCTGCAGGCATAGGACAACAACCTCACATGGTATTTGAAAATGATATAGATGACTACACAGAGATGAGTACATTGCAAGGGTTTCAAGAAGGTTACGAAATACTTTTACTTTTCAAGTTTGATACTGCACCGTCTAATAACTTCAGTTGGTTATTTACTAGCGTTTGGGCTTGTTCATTGGGTTAGACATGGTTGGCGGGTTCCTGTTAGGGTTTCATATTTCTCAGGAATACACCATGCAAGAAATACAAGGGTTTACCCTTCTCTACTGGGAATACAAAGATTTAAACTTCCATATTTATATGGCCGAGGCATAAATGAATCAAAGACTCAATGATGAGTTGCAAATAAAGATATCTGTAAAATGGGCAATTCAAATCATTGTGTTTATTGTATCATTGGTTTCCGCTTATTATACTTTAAAGGGTACTATAAGCGACAATACAAACGAGATAGTGAAGATTCAGGAGTCATTAATAGAATTTGAGGAATTGCTTGACGATAGAGTAGCGAGGTTAGAAAGATTTAAAGAACAAGAACTAGAGGAAATGAACAAAAGCCTACTGGATAAGGTTTTAGGGAAAAAAGATTAATGGATTTTATGGAGATATACGGAGAGGCGGGAATGATAGGCGTAGTTGGTGCTATGTTTGTTTATCTTGTAGTGTCTCTGAGTAACAAATCCGCACAACAACAAGAAACACTTGAGAACCTTAAAACAGAAAATAGAGGTCAATCTGAGACTTTAGAGAATATGGAAGGAATGATAATAAAATTAATTGAGCGTTGGAACAAGTCTGATGATAAAATGGACAGAAAATTTGATGCTATGACTAAAGAAATCAATGACTTAGATAATCAGGTAAGTAGAGTTGAAGGTTCTCTATCTCGAATCAATGGGAAACACTAATGGCTAAAGACCCTAGATTAAAAAGATTTGGATTGAGCGACTTTAACAAGCCAAAAAGAACGCCTAATCACAGAACCAAGAGCCATGTTGTTTTGGCAAAGGTTGGTTCTAAGGTAAAGTTAATACGTTTTGGACAACAGGGAGCAAAGACTGCGGGGAAACCCAAGAAAGGGGAGTCTAAAGCTATGAGATTGAAAAGAAAAAGTTTCAAGGCAAGACATAGAAAGAACATCAATAAGTTTGGAAAACTCGGAGCAAGTTGGTGGGCTAATAAGGTGAAATGGTAATGGCTGTTAAAAGAACAAAGCCTAAACTATGGAAGTCAATAGTCGCAAGTGTGAAGAGAGGAAGCAAGGGCGGAAGGAGTGGAACTTGGTCTGCGAGAAAAAGTCAATTAGCCGTTCAAAGATATAAAAAGGCGGGCGGTGGATATAGAGGTAGAAAATCAGCTAGTAATAGTCTTACAAAATGGACAAAACAGAAATGGGGGTATGTAACAAAAAGTGACTCAAAAAAACCAAGAAGAAAGCGTGGACGTTACCTACCTGAATCAGTTAGGAAAAGTCTTAGTCCCTCGCAAAAAGCTTATGAAAACAGAAAGAAAAGAAAGGCATCCGCACAGGGAAAACAAAGAGCCAGTTATTCAAAAAAAGTAGGAAGGAAAGTATCAAGGAGAACAAAATGAGGGAAAGCCTATTCTATGGCTCTGTAAGTCTATCGAATTACGCGATTGGCTTAACAGAAATACACATTGTTTTACAAATGATAGTTGCCTTATTATCTATAGTTGCTATTTTAAAAAATTTAATTCACAAAAAAGGAGACAAGGATGTCTAAGAAGTTAATTCAGAGCTTAATCTTGAAATTTGGAAAGGGATTACTTAAAGACTTTGTACAGGAAAAAGTGAAGCACTGGCAATCTGATGAGTATGAAGAGAAAATGGCTAAGATTATTGCAGACAAGATTCCTGATACGGAAGCGTTCCCTAACGATTTACAAATAGCATTAATCAAAGATGTCATTGACCACTTTACAGACAACTTAGCTGAAAGTGTAGACCTCAAAGCTGACTAAATACAATATCGAAGCATTAGGTACTAAAGTAGTTAGTATTATTTACGGAGTCTGTTTTGTCATTTGATGAAATGATAGAAATTATACTTGGACACGAAGGTGGATATGTAAACGACAAGGCAGACTCAGGCGGAGAAACCAATTGGGGAATCTCAAAAAGAGCATTTCCTGATGTAGACATAAAAAATCTTACCAAGCAACAAGCTAAAAATATATACAGAACGCATTATTTTGTACGTTCTAGGGCAAAAGAATTGCCAAGCAACATAAGACTAACATATTTCGATATGTGCGTTAATATGGGGCAAAGAAGGGCGGTCAAGATTTTACAAAAAGCAATCAATGGTAAGGGAAAATACAAGGTAGAAGTAGATGGTCGCATCGGTCCAAACACTATCAGGTCAAGCAAAGGTCTCGAAAACGAAAGGCTAAAATCTTATAAAGTATTATTCTATGCCGAAATAGTAATCAGGAAACCATCACAAGAAAAGTTTTGGTTTGGTTGGTATCGAAGGGGGATATATGACCATAAGAAAAAAGGATGATGTTGCTCTCTGTAATAAATGCGGTTCGGAAAGACTACATGGGGATGGAGTTTCTAGTCATAAAGACAAGAGCAAACAAAAACCTAGATATAGATGTAGAGATTGCGGATATCGTTCCCATAAAGTAAAATGGGTATCTACTGCACCTTATGAGATAGCCGAAGAACCGCCTGACCAGGAAATGAGTCTTGAAGATATAATATCTTACAGGACAAAAAAGTTTAAAAAGAAACAAGCCTTTCGTGATTATCACAACTTAGTAAATGTAAATGTCAAGCTTACTGGTCCAATAGGCATAGCCCACTTTGGAGACCCTCATGTAGACGATGATGGAACAGACCTTTCAGAGATACTAAATAATGTTAGGTTAATTAACGAAACTGAAGGGATGTTTGCGGGGAATCTTGGAGATGTCCAAAATAATTGGGTTGGAAGATTAGCCAGTCTATACGCTCAACAGTCTACAACAGCCAAAGAATCTTGGCTCTTGACTGAACACTTCATCTCATCCTTAGACTGGCTATATATTGTAGGCGGTAATCATGATGTATGGTCAGGTGATGGCGACCCTCTAGAGTTTATGATTAGAAGAACAAAAGCTGTTTACTCTAATCATGGAATTAGAATGAATCTAAACTTCCCTAATAAAAGAAAGATTCGCGTGAATGCTAGACATACATTTAAAGGTAATTCGATGTGGAATACTGCTCATGGAGTTTCTAGGGCTGTACAAATGGGATTCCGCGACCATATAGTTACTGCGGGACATATTCATGTCTCAGGATACAATGTTTTAAAAGACCCATCATCGGGTTTAATTTCTCATGCGTTACAAGTTGCCTCGTTTAAGAGAATAGATGGATATGCTGATAAGCTAGGGCTACACGACAGTAATATTTTTAATTGCCCTGTAACTATCATTAATCCAAAATACGAAGATAACGACAATAAATTAATTCAGGTAATACTGGATTTAGAAACAGCGTGTGATTACTTAAAATTTTTAAGGAACAAAAAATGAGTACAATAAAAGATAGCTACTGCAATACCTCGACAGACCTTTTATTTGTTGAGCCTGAATTATCATCCTATAACCAAAGAAAGGTTTTGCCTAATAACTGGGTAGCTAGTGGTACGTCTAATTTGTTTTATCTCTACGAAACAGGATATGTTGAACAGCTATTTTTGAATGGTGCTGAAATGAATCCTGTAGTTGCTCAACCATCTTCTACCCAAGAATATAGATATGTTGTTTCTGAAGATAGGCTTGAGTTATATCTAACTGCTCCCGATTCTGACCATATTACTAGCCATGTTTTCGAGGGCGGAAGAGATTGGGAATCATTGAAAACTGATGCGGTAAGAAGGGCATCTTCATTTATTGATTCATACGTTCCCTTTCCGATATATCAACAAAGAGGAGTCAATGCTCAAGATACTACTGCGAGAAACTATCCTGAGATAATTGTAAGAAGTGCCAGTCACCTAGCTGTTGAGAGCATTGTAAGACCACAAGACCCTGAGAAGGCTGACTCAATCAGAGATATAGTTTATAATGAAAATGAAACTGGTTGGTTAGATAAAATATCTCAGGGGAAAATAAGCCTTGAACAGAATGATGAAGCTGTAAAGCAAAAAGGCGTTATTAGATTGATTGCTCAAAACGCTCTAAGTACAGGAAACATACTTGATGTCTCAGGTATGCCAACCGCTACTTATGACAAGATAAAAATTATAATTACAGGCGGGGGAACAAAGAGTCTAGGTTCTGAGGTTAGCGGAGTGACGTTCTCAAGCTATGTTGCAGATGCTGACAATTTAGGAACAGATATAACGGCTGTTGATGAAGAAATTAATTGCCAGTATCAGAATGTAGGTAGAGGTATGTCTGTTAGATTTAGCGAAGGTATATATACGGTTGGAGATGAGTGGTCTCTTGAAATATCAGGTAGACTTGATAGGTCTGTCTTACCAATTAAGAATGCAAAAATGAAAAGAATTTCCTATAGATGAAATGGATTGATTCAGATTACTGGAATAATGTAGACGTTCCTTGGAGTGAGTTATTAACTGAGCAAGTTATTACTAATAATCCGCTTACCTATGAAAACGTAATTAATGACAGGGTAGTTAAAGAACTGACGAAATTATTAAACAATGAATTTAAAGTTCCTGTTGTATATGATGAGCATAAAGGGAATCAAAGCTTCCTGATTCATAACCTATCTGAGTCTATTGTTAATTATCTATCTAATGCGGAACATCGAGATTTTTCAGTCACTATTCAATACAGGCTAAAACAGCCTAATTACGGAACTTCATTTAATACATTGAATCAGGTTAGTCTTAGAATGGAAAGATTGAGAAAGTTAATATTCACTAATAGAACCTTAAACAACGGAGCAACTTGGTTTGATGCTAGGATAGATTCTGTTGAGTACCTAAGAGACGAAGAAGAAAATAATTTTATTTTTAGTGATGCAGAATTCGTCTGTTCAAGTATAATTTTAGGTTCATAACTAATTGGAATTATTATGAAAATAAAAGCAAAAGATACCTTTAATCGATATAAAGCAAATTTAAACTTCTTATCTAAACAAGAAGTAAAGGACTTGAAAGACGGAAAAGCGGTAGATGTAAAAGACGTTGTTGGTGAGGCTTTGGTCAATATGGGTTGGGTAGAGAAAGATTCACCAAAAAATTCAAAGAAAAAGGAAGGTAAATAATGGCATCATCAACAGTTAGGATTCCAAGTAATAGTATAGTCGGAGTTTTAAGGGAGGCGACTGGTGGAACTCCAACAGTAGCTAGTGCAACAGATACAGGAACATACAATAGATTAAACGTAGCGGAAGCAACACCGCCTGTTTATAATGTCATCAGGGAATCAAGGCTTACCTCAGGGGCGGGTAGCGTTAAAGATTTAGATGACACTTTCACAACTAACGCGGGAGCAACCGCTGAATTAGAGTTTGAAATGCCAGCCACAGCTGAGTTATTACCTCATTTTTTAGCATCTGTTACTCAGAACGGTTCAGGAACCGCAGATTATACGTTTAATGTTAGGGATACCAACAGAAACAGCGTTCCTATAGGTTCTGCTCATGCTTCAATAGTTGACCCTTACTTGTTCACTTTGGCGTATTTAGAAAACCAAAACGAAGCAACAGCGGGATTGAGATTAGCTGGTTGTATTGTTCGCGAACTTACCTTGACTTGGCAAGCGGGAAGTAATGGAAATAATATGATGGTAAGCGGTGTAATTATGAGTGGCGTAACTGTAGGGAGTGCATCTTCAAGCCATCGTCTAGTAACTTACAGCCCAGCTACATGGGTAGACCCTGCTTTGGCATACTACAATGGCTCAGAACTAGCAACAAAGACTCTAGATATCGGAGTTGCTAATAACAGAGACTTAGTGATTAATTCCTTTAGTGTTACAATCAATAACAATGCCCAAAGGTATGGCGGAGATTCAAGTGGAGATGCCGAAGGATATATGTTGCCTGAGTACACAGTTACAGGAAACCTATCTGTAAAGAGCGATGGTAACTCGCCTTTCGTTAATGCGGGTATGCTAGACGATTTTATCGCGGGTGAAAAGTCAAGCTTAGACCTAAGATGGGGAAGTTCATTTGCGAGTGATGGAGATTTGCAGATTACTGGAGAGGTTCAATACTCAGGACAGCCCGACTTACAATTAGATGATGCAATATTTGTTAATCTACCATTAGAGTTTGGACAAGACAGCACATTAACCGAGGCTTTAAAAATTCAACTCTATGGTTCAAGAGCGTTGGCTGATTGGTAGAAATGAATCCGTAAAATAAAAACATAAAGGGGGACTTGTGCATATAGACACAAAGAAAGGAAGCATTGAGGTTAATGACATAACCCACTCGGAAAGGCGTAAACTTTACAGGAAGGTTAAGTCTGTATTTGAATCTCAGGATACGGAAAAATTACATGACTTACAGGATGAGTTTGGAATCATTGCATTTGGTAGCGAAGAAAAATTTGCCGAAGCATTAGGCGAATATTCGGCTGTAGAAGAAGATGAAATTCTCGTAAGTATTATTATGCAATACATGGGGATGCAAAAGGGAAATATGACTGGCGATTGAGATTATCTGTTTGGTGCTCCGTTCTCGGTACACCTGATTCCCCCTTCACGCTTCCATACGATGCTCAGTCGCCAAGTCTATCTAAGGTTTTAAAATTTGAAAGTGAAGAAGATGTTTTACAGGAAATTGAACGCCTTATTGATGAGGCTGAGCAAAACGGACACCCTGTGGCTCGTTCTTTATATCTTCAATGCCCCTTATTTGCTGATATCCGCACTTTTATTCATAAATGGCATATTGATATGGTTAATGACTATTGGGCGGTTAAAACGCTTAATATTCCACTAGCCACTTCTCTTGATAAAATCAGCGTTTCGACCTTAGACTCAATGATGATAATTGAACAAGAATTAAATGATATACAAAAATATAGAACCCAAATAGCGAGACAGAAAAATGAGCAATAAAAGATTACAAATTGATTTAGATGTTCGCGGTGCTAGAAAATCCAAAAAAGAAATACAGGGAGTAGATAGTGCTGTATCTAGATTGGGAAAATCTGCACTTGTAACTGCGGGTGCTTTCTTTGGAGGTCGTGCATTACTTGATGGTTTCCGTTCTGCGATTAATCTTGCGGGTGAACAGCAAAGAGTCGAGGCACAGCTTAATCAGGTAATTAAGTCTACAGGCGGAGTTGCGGGAGTTACTGCAAAGCAAGTGAAAGAAATGGCTTCTGCGTTTCAACAAACTACAAGATTTGGGGATGAAACAATTATCAATGCCTCAAACCTAATGCTTACATTTACTAAAATTGGAAAGGATGTATTTCCTCAAGCAATAGAATCTGTCTTGAATATGTCTCAAGCTATGGGACAAGACTTGCAACAGACTGTAATTCAGGTCGGAAAGGCTCTTAACGACCCCATTTTAGGCGTTACAGCTTTGAGGCGTGTTGGAATACAGCTTACCGATGAACAGACGAATATGATAAAATCCTTTATGGATGTGAATGATGTTGCATCTGCTCAGCAAATTATTCTTGGAGAACTAGAAACTCAGTTTGGCGGATTAGCAAAATCAGGACAAGACACTTCGGAGTTTGCACTTGCTCAAATGGGGAATGCGTTTGGTGATTTAGCGGAGAATATTGGAACAGCACTTACTCCCGCATTAAAGGTTGTAACTCAGGGAATGAAATCATTATCTGAATCAATGGGTGAAGTGATAACTGGTAGCCCTGTTGATAATCTAAGAGAACAGCAAGTAGAACTAAATGCACTTGCTAATGCCCTATCTAAAAATTTAGATAATGAGGAAATGAGGGAAGATTTAATAGGTAGAATAAACAATTTGTATCCGTCTTTTTTAAAAGGAATGAAGGCTGAAGAGTTAGGTGTAAAAGATATTACCGAAGCATTAGTAGAACATAATCAAAAGTTCCAAGAAAGAATAAACCTTGCGGTTGCCGAAACATTAGTAAAAGAAAAAATTGAAGCATCAACTGAGGCGTTTGAAAATCAAGTTCAAGCAAATTTAGACCTAGCCGATAAGATACAATTAGTATCCGAAAGAACAGGAGTTGCGGTAGACGTTAATCAATCATTTGAAGAGCAAATAAAAACCCAAAAGAAAGCATTAGAAGATATGACAGGACAGGCTACTGTATCATCTACGGCTATGGACATAATGTCTAGTAGTTTTATGAGTGCGGGTTTTGGAGCGATGGATGCTCAATTATTAATTGATAACATGAACACCGCTTTAGAAAACACAAAAACAGCGGAAGATGAAGTTGGAAAAGCTGTTGATGAGGTAACGGAATTTAGAAATGAATTAAATGATGTTATGAATAGTAGCCTAACTATTCAAGACGAGATAATAAGGGGTAATTCTGATGAGGAAGAGTCTACTTATAATCTAGCTAGAGCTTACGCAGAACTTCAGAATAACAAGAATGTCAAGAAGGTCATGGATGACATTGACATGGATGAGATGATAATTGATTTCGATGAAGAACAGTTGGCTGATGAAATGGCAATGCTTCAGGAAGATTTAAACAAGTTTGATTTAGAGTTACCGCCACCACCACCGATTGATTTTGGAACTTCTGTAACTAACTTTTTAGAAGAACAGGCTCCCGCACTCGAGGCTGGGTATAACGAGTTTGTTAATTCCCTTGTAGATATTGAAATGACAGGGAAGGAAAGAAGAGAGCAAATGTTTATAGCTACCAGGAATATGTTTATTAGAACTACTGGTGAGATGTTAAAGGCTCATATTAAAAGTAAGATGTTAGAAGATAAAGTAAGCGAATCTTCAGCAACTAAACAATTAGCAATAAAAACTTTTACAAGTGCCAAGACTTTAGCAATAGAAAAAGCATCAGCTTTAAAATCAATGATAGTAACTAACACTTCAGCGATTGCGGGAGTAGTGGCTAATATGGCAAAGGCTACAGCTTCGGCAATAGCGGGATTAGGACCAACAGCATTGATTGGTGCTCCTTTAGTGATTGCGGGCATGGCTGCTCTGACCAACGCCTTGAAGAGTCAAGTGATGAATCGCAAGGCTTTTGCACAAGGCGGTATGGTTGAAGGAGTAGGGAACACCGATAAAGTACCCGCTGTATTAACTGCGGGAGAACTTGTTTTAAATTCAGCACAGCAAGACAGATTAGCCGATAATTTACAAGGTCAAGGTAGTGTATTTAATATTCATATTGAAGCACCGCTAGTAGATGAAACTATAGTAGAAACTATCATTCCAAAGATAAATGATGCTGTTGTCGAGGGCAGAGCGATACTGAGAAGCACAATAAGTCAATTTGACCGATTCTAGTAATGGCTCTTTCATCTGATAATTTAGAAAAGGTTGTAGAACACAAGGAAAACTGGTTATTTGAATTAGTAAGTAGTTATTCAGCTGAAGATTGGGAAGATGTAAGCGAGGATTGGGAATCTGAAGTTGATTTTTGGGAAGGTCGTAGAGAATCTGTTTACCTTGCTTATCAGGATTACCATGATGGAACCCGATTATATCATGGTGCAATAAAAAAACATATAACTATATCCGAATCAATAGACCTTGAAAATCAAAAAGCGACAACATCAGGATTTACTTTGTCTATTGTTGATTTTGATTTATCAGGCGTTCCATTATCTCAAGAATTGTTTGGCGGGTTAAATTCGTATCAAAACCAAGAAGTAATAGTAAGTATCAGGGTTAGCAAAGAAACCATTGAAATAGGGCGTTTTAGGATGATGAACATATCCTTTGATGGTCATACGATTTCTATTAGTTGCCAATCCGCTAGACCTTGGGATGATGTAATGATTCCACAGGACAGAGATTCTAGCGATGTTTTAATACCTTTGGTTTATGGATTATTCAGGAAGAACGACACTCCAAGCGTAAATGCTGACGCAAGATATTATTCAAAAACTCAACCCTATCTACTAAGACCAATTCCATTATCGCCAAATATCAATATAGACGACTTATCGAGTGGATTTGTGGGTTTAGAGGACGCCTTAACTCATTATTACATAGGCGGATATAATCCTAGTAAAATATCAGGAAGTCATAACGCTGATAATTATCAAATGAGTCTTTATAAATATGACTCAGGTCTAGATGCTTTCATTCAATTAGAAACAAATGGAGCTTTTCAAACCACTCTGAGCGGTAACTTAGAGATTCTTGATGCGATAGTCAATTCTAGAAACGTCTATTATTTGATGGATATGGATTATATTCTTAATCCAAAGCTTAGGCTAACGTCATCTTTTAAGACTAAACCATCAGGGGCAAGGAAGGTAGCGGGTGGCGGGACATTGCTCAATATAGGAAACGCAATTGATTTAGAACAGGATTATTTGACAAGCACACCAACCTCAGAACCGCATGACACAAATCACGCCTTGCTTACTTTTACAGGCATCAGTCAAACAACATCATCGGCAAATGAAACAGCTATTATTGAATTTACGCTTCCGCCTTTTGATGGTGAATTATTAACTAACCAAGTAAAATTCTCTATTTATTACACAGCGGGAGTATCTTTGGCAGACCCTACTATGACAAATACGGCTAATTTTAATGTTTCTTATAAATGGGATACATCTGCTCCGACTGGTGTGTCATCTTCGGGATACACTAGCTTAATCTCAGGAAGCGATGCTGGTCAAGTTGGTGACGTAGAAGCGGAGTCAAGTACGTTTATTAATGATGTCGTTTTATCAGGAGCGACAGAGGATACTTTTGAGCAAACTGGAAGTCTAACGAAAGAACATAAACTCTATCTTAGATTTAATACATCCTCAAATGATTCAACTGGCTTAGCGGGATATACTGGTTTTTATAAAATTAAAGACATCAGGTTTCAAATAAGCACAGGTTCAAGAATTAGTAAGCCTGAAAAAGTGCTTTATACTTCAATGAGAGGCGAACAATCTTCTGTCACTACTGCGGACACATTATCAGGAGCGAGCAATGAGTCATTTAATGGTCCTGATGCTCACAGAGATTTATTAATGCGATTCACAAATATGTCAAATAGTACGCCTATAGGTTTTACTGATTTACAAAGTTCTAGGGATACTAATGGTTGGGATTTGCAATACAATACACTTGAACAAGTTTCTTTAAAATCTGTTCTTGATTTAATACAAAAAGAACACGCTTTTATATTTAGATATAAACAGGGAGACATATCAAAACCTCAATATATATTCGTAAAAGATTCTTATTCTTCAAGTGATTATACTGTTTTATCTAAAGAGGATATTTCGAGACCTAATTTAAGCATTACACCATTTAGTAGCCTGACCACTAAATTGATAATTAATCACTTAAAACATCCCGCAAGAAATGATTTCATTAGAACAACTGAGTCTGAGGTTTCAGGCGTTAGAGATGATTTAAATATCGGGAGTCGCGAAAATATAAAGACCATTGACCTAGAGACATTGATTCCAACATTTTCTAGTGTAAGCCCTTCCTACGTTGAGACTAGCGGAGTGACCTACACAGGGACTACACCAAATAAAAGTTATGCTGACTATTACTTGAATCTATTCGGTGAACCTAAATTACTCATAGATTTTCTTCTAGTTAATCCTAGATATAACGATTTAGAGGTTGGTGATGTTCTTCAGTTTGATAATTCAAATATGTTCCCTAAAAAACCTTTCGGACTATCAAGTTGGTCAGGAATTAATTTTATGATTACAGACACAAGAAAAAAGCTAGGCTCGATTAAAATTTCAGCGAGGCAGATATGAGTTACGGAAGAGTAGATAAAATAAAGATATATCAAGATTTAATAAAGTTTGGGTTAGCTGTTGATTGGCTAGACCCCGCAGACATAGTTGCTCACAAACAAACATTAACAAATTTTACATTTCAGACATCTACAAATACACCATCATTTAGTAATAACAATAAACTGGATTTCTTTGATGGTAAACCAACTAATGTTACCGAGGCTTTGGCAAGTAATAAGCAATGGGGAATTAGAATAAATACAAAAATGACAACTAATGCCCTAGCTGAAACAAGCTATCTTGCATTATTAAACCATAATTTTAGAGATGCGGGAGTCAGGATTCGGGCATACGTAAATGATGACCAATTCAATTCATCAGGAACCGCATTTTCTGTAAACAAAATAGTTGAGACTGATGCTACTGTTTACGGTTCAGGAGTTATTACAGCCGATGCTATAGCGGGAGACCATTACTTAGGATATAATGATTCAAGTGGTGCGGGTTACCAAAATGGTTGGACTATCATAGAATACCCTACTCCTACGACTGATAATCAATACTTGTTTATATTTTTTACTCCTGATGGGGGATATAATGCCAACTTCGATGACGTTGTGAAACTGGGAAGTATAGTTTGGGGAGAATCTTTTTCATTCCCTCGCTCTGTAGATATGAAGATGAGTCACAGAATTGATTACACCGAAGGATTAATAAAGCATCGTTCTGTGGCGGGTAACGACTATATAACTGCATCTCATTATGGAAGCCCAACTTGGGTTTCAGGTTTGCCTTGGCAAAACACAGCAACATCAGGAGCGGAAGGATATTCCTTTCAGCAAAGATTCGGAAGGAGAAGTTATAAATTCAATATGTCCTACGTTGATGAACAGGAATTGTATTCTGAAGATTCGGTCAGCCCTGTTACCAGTAGTTGGTTTGATACAGAGACATTTCACCAAATGTTCTACAACAGGACTCTTGGTGGCTCTATTCCTTTTATTATGAACACACAAGCGGATAACTCAAATCCACCTGAAGATGCTTTTGGATATTATCGTTTATCTAAAAATATTCTAGATGCAAAGCAAGTTGCTCATCGAACTTATAATTTAAGTTTTGACATAGAAGAAACATTCTAGGAAGGAGAGGGAAGGCATAGTCAAGATGCGGAGTTCTATCGCTTTGACTATAACATAGTCGCCTTCCCCCTATGGAGCAAATGCTAGGTGTCTAAAAGTTCAGCATAGGAAAGTAACTAACAAAAAAAACCATGCTGATAAAACCCACCTTAGATTTGCGAGTTTGTAGTCGCGTTATTACTAGATAGTAATTCATTGTAATTTCTAGCTACAGATAAAAACGTCATCAACTTATCCCACTTATCATCTGATAATTTTCTTTGACCACTTAATACAAGACTCATCATTGAAGTGCTTATACCTAGATGTTTAGCTATGAAAGATTGCTTAACACCTGAGTCAATAATTTGACGTTTAACTATTTCAAGCATATTTGAGTTCTGCATTTTCAGGTTTGTCCCATTCTGCGATTATACATTTCGAAGCAAGAAAATTTAAAAAATGACTCTCATCTTCAAATGGTAGTTTAGAGTTTCTATGGAATTTATGCAAACGATTATTTACAGATTCCATGTACTCAACGTTGTTTCTTACATCTTCATCAAATGTTCTAGACTTAAACATCCTAACTATTTCAGATGCATTTCCTGATACCTTGTTTTCATCAACGATAACATTCCATCTGACATTTGAATTTCTGTCTACGTTAAAATAGCCATTGTAGATTGGTTTACATCTTTGGGCTACCGAACTATGGCTTGAGACATAAAACTCCGCTATGCCCCTGATATCCCGCTTAATTAAGCCATCCTTATCCCACTTCTCGATTGAAAATTCAAAGTTTTCAGCTTTATAATGAGTCGGTACTCCTTCTAGGGTTCGGATGTACTTTAAGGTTTTCATTGACACTTTCCAAACTTCGCCTAATACCTTATACTCATCTGTTCCTGTTTGATTGTAAAAGTCTTGAAGTATGGCAACTGGTACGTCTCGCTTATGTAAGATGTATGGAAACCAACCATTGTTAAACATATAATGATTGTCTAGATAGGTTCTGCCTATGTACTCAGAGTTTCTGAGTAGAAAGTTGTTCTTTCCGCCTACCTTCAAAGTTCCATACACAAATATGTATTTACTTTTCATCTTATTATCCTTTTATCTTTTTAATAGTTGAGCCATCTGATGCCTTGAACATCTCTAGCTGGTCGCGATAGCTGAATCGAGGAACAAAGTTATCTACTGTCTCTTCATAGTTTCGGTCAAATGTGAAACGCTTGGTAGGAGTAAACCGAGGATTCCTCACTTTCCTCTGATACGCTCCTATCTTGTGATTGTATATTCTGTTTGAATACTTAGGTTGTAGAATCTTGACACTTGATACTTTGTACTTCAATGTCCGCGTATCTATGCGAACCAATGTATTTGCCTTGATTGGTACTTCCTTCAATCCTGATATCCCTGACTTGCGAACTGTGTTTACTGTACTTCCATAAATAAAAGCGTCATATTCGCGGGAATAATAGCATTCAAGCGGATTATTGCCCTTGTAGAGATATACAATATTTGGGTTCTTAGTATCAGCCCAAACCATCGAAACTCTACCTCTAACTTTTGGTAGCCTATTGACTACAAAGTCTTTGATATCTTTAGCTGTAGCAAACAATCTAAACAGTACCTCACTATCCACTTGAGCAAAACGCTTCATCTTGAATTGCTTGAATAGACTCTTGTGATTCTGTACCGAACCATTATGAGTTCCGATAACTGACCGCGTTCTGATTGGATGATTATTAGCATTGTTATGCCTACTTCCTAAAGTTCCAAACCTAGTATGTCCCATGATTATACTTGTCGTTCCATCTACTAGGTCTAAGGCTGAAACAGTATCTTCAGAGTTCACAAAATCGGTTGCGGGATTTGGTGCTTTATGAATCAGGAACTCGCTTGATGAATCTATGATTGCAAATCCAGTTGCATGATTCCCGCGTTTCTCTGCCTCAATTAACATATCCCGAAACCCTTTGGTGATTAGGGCGGTTTGATGTTCCGCCCTATCTTTTTGTTTTAGTATTACACCTGCTAATCCGCACATCTTAAACACCTCCCATTACATATTCATAATCTCTTGCTCTTGTGTAGTCTGCTTCCCTTCTGTTGAACTTGGTGAATGTTTTCTTCATCCATTCGTTAGCTTCTTGACCATGTCCACAGCTTGTCTTGTCTAAGCCTAGTGCTTTTCTGAATTTGCCCATTCCCTTTCTTCCGCCATCAACATAGCTTAGATGCACAGTTCTCTTTGATTCAACAGCATTTAACATCATCTGAGTTACTACAATCCAGTTGGATATCTTTTCGTAGTTCAAAGAACCTTGATGATATCTGAACTCGATACTTCCGCGAGTAAAGACATGATACATATTCAATCCGCAAGTTCTACTGTACTGTGTTCTGCTCATACGCTCACCGCCTACACAAGCCTTTACTTGCTTTTTGACTTTCTCATTCTTCTCAGTTCCGCCATTCATTAGGCTGTACATTGGAGCACCGTCTACGTAGTATGTCTTGCGAACTGGTGTGGAGAACTGGCGAGATAATCTACTTGGAGCAATTAGCTTGTAGATGCAATGTTCGAATTTTGCAACGAACTTGATTGTCTTTTCGATGAAAGCTTGAGCATCTTTTTTCTGTGCTTCCCTGATTGTAGGTCTAACATCATGATGAACATGTAATCCGCAAGATGCATTTACTGTACATCCCAAGTCATTCAATACTTCAAGGACTGTATTTAGTATGATGAATCCGTTGTTCTCTCCGCTAAGTATTGGGCTAACAATTTCGTTACGACCGATTTGGTCAGGAGTAGTTGCCCTTACTGATGAATCGCTAACAATCTTCCACCATCTTCTAGTTTCGTGGTTGTATCCTTCTACTCTGCAGTCAATCCCTCTTGCAGATATTCTTGATGCGATGTCCTGATTAGTTACTACCGCTGGTCTTGAGTATTCTATCTCTACTCCGAAACCTCTTGTTTGATTAAAAACTCCTTTCATGTTTGACTCCTCATTTGTGTTTTGGTTGTTTGTGTCATTTGTCATGGTTAAATGTAGTTTAACGAAATAATACTTGTCAAGAAATATTTACAAATAATTTAAAATAAATAATTTTACCGAGAGTATATATATAAGGTATAATAAAAAAGTTAAAAAAAGTTTACAAAAACATTTGCACCTAGTGTTTGAAATGTGTATCTTATGCCATGACAAATGATAATAAACAGGAGACACAAAACATGAGTCAAGACAGAGACTACAGAGTAGTCAAAAGCAACCATAAGCATAATGAAAAATTTATGCACAATGGCAAAGAGTATATCAGACTATACATTGCGGGAGCAATCTTCGACAAAGAGACTGATACTACTGAGGCAGTAAGAGAGTTCAAAGCAGATACCAAGCTTTGGAAAACCAATAAAAAAGCGTACTATAAAAAGTACGAAGTATAAGGGGGTATAAAATGGAATATTTAAACGACCTAATGAAAGCACAAGACTTGCTCAAGAAGGGAAACAGAGTAGTAGCTTGTAGGAACTTCAGAGGTGCAGAGATGGAGTTATTGAAGAACAGCGGACAGTATCCGAAGGATTTAAGAATGGGAGTCATCACAGACATTGGTTTAAAAGACAATGAAATTGTAGTAGACTTTCAATTACTAATGGAATCAGATGAAGATGGCGAGAAATCATTTTACAAGATGCCATCAGATGAGACTAAGCCTGAGGAAGAAAGAACAGCATGGTGCTACCTTAACCAAGTCTTAGAGATTATTGAGAAAGATGAAGCGTGTTATAGCCAAGACATGATATGGCAGATTGATGAAGAACCAGTTAAAAATGCACATCTTGAAGAGCCAAGTCTTTTCACAAGAGCACCTTGGGATAGGGTATAGCCATGTATAAGAATCCACCGCTTACTTACGAGATGCCCAAAAAAGAAATCGAATGGGATGATGAAACTGTACTAGAATTTGCAATCATAGCCCAAAGAGGTAGTTGGGGAGACTACTATGGTTTGAGAAAAATTGGGGATAAATTAAAAAGATTCAAGGAAATCAAACTTGGATTGTGGCCTAGAAAATCATGCGATTGCTGTAAGGGGGTATGCAAATGAAAGAATGTTTTTGGTATGCTGAAATAGAGTTTGATAATATCGAATGTGATTTCGGAGTAATAGTAGAAGATACATTCGAGAACCTAGTCAATCATGTCATAGATGCGAGGGTTAAAAAGTTTGACTATGGTCTTGGTAGTTGCCCAAATTTAAAAGTATTAAATGTCGGTTATGATAACAAGAACTTGAAAGACAAAACAAGTTTGCTAAAAGGAATCATGACTCGAATCGAAAAATTAGAGGGGAGTGAGGATACCCGCCTTTCAAAAGTGGACTCCGTATCATTTGTCAGCTCACTTCCCTCATCTTTTATTTCAGACACAGTTGAGATGATTGAAAGCCTTTGGACTTGCTACGACACAACCGAGCATCAGAATCCAAAAGATATGGAACACTCACTTCAGAAGATTCAAGATGAGATATGGAGATGGAAAACTAAATATAACGAAGAGATTGAAAACGTAAGAGATGGCAAATGAATATCTGCCTATGTGAATCATGCAAAAGTCATCATAAGGATTTTGACAATTTCAATGTTATGCTTTATGAAGTTAATCGCAAGATTGATGTAATTAGTCAGCTACAAAAAAAGCAAATAAAACCTAATTGTGATGAGATAAGAATTGCATTCGCGGGAGCAGATGGATTTGAGCCTAGAAAGGGATTAAACTTGATTGATGGTTGGAGATATATCTTTAAGTGGTGGAATCTCTTTCGTAACTGTTTCGTAAAGATTAGGGACAGGGAAGATACAGTTAGGCACTTTAAACAAGACTATCTAAAACCATTCAGAGATACAAACCATCGGTTTGTTGAAGAGTGCGGGGATTTAATTAACCAGCTAGAAGGGGAACAGAATGAAAAAACCAACTAAGAAGTCTCAGATAAAATCATGGCTTGAATCAGGAAGGACTATTACTCCAAGAGATGCGATTCAGAAATTCAACAGCTATAGATTATCAGCTATCGTTCATGACTTGAAACAGGAAGGAATGAATATTCACAATATCCGAAAGTCAGGACACGCGGAATACAAGTTGATACCAGTTGGGGAATTGGCTTTATAAGATGCCAGTTCTAGCGAATAACAAATGGGGTATTAGGCTCGGATACTACAAGTGGAATAAAAGGGGTGATGGGTTGGCGTTTATCACCGAAGCCACAACAAAGGCACTTAATCATAATAGTATGATTTGGTGTAGTCATAAAGACGAAGAAAGGATGAAGGAAGTAGCCCGAGTCTTTTACCCTATGATTTTTGAAGATATTAAAAGCATGAAACGTCAAGGATGGAAAGGTGTGGTTTTACAAAAAACATTTTTTCAAGATGAAGATGGCAAGCATGATAGAACTTTTTTTAATAACTTAATTAATGAATATGTAAACATCAGGGGGAAAGTAGAATGGAGAAAGTAGAAAATATTTTTATCCGATTAATAACTATCGGTCTAATCATACAGCTAATAAGGGGGATAATTATATGCCTTTAAAAATGAAGATAACAAAAGCATTTAAGAATAAGGTTTTTGTTATACAATGTCTAGAAGATATTGAACAGCTAGTACCATCTCAAGACAGCTATGGGAATACTGTTTTTCACATGGATGCCAAGTTAATCAAAGGTCGTCTTGTATCAGGTAAAGATAAACAGTATGTAGTTGAACAGGGGGATAACTTTACTTATGAGTTTTCAAATGCTCTGTATAATAAAATCAAGTCTGAGAACATTGAGGGCAAAGCAAAGCTTGGGATAGAGATGAGTGTTCAAGGCGATTCTACCCAATGGCTTGTTTCAGATATGGATGATGAAACAGAGTTGCCTTGGATGGGAGAATTTGCAAGTGATGGTAAGACATCGGAAACAAGTAAAACCGATGAAACGAGCCAGTTAAATACGTCTCAGGGTATGAACTACGGATATAAAGATGTCAAGCATCGAGATGATTCTAGAAGTTTAGATATCAAATGGGGGATGTCGTTTAATAAGGCGGTTGAACTTGTGATAGCTGAACATGGAGATACTAAATTCTTTGAAGATAAAGAAGAGGTACAAGTAGCTATTAGAAACATGACTCACCGATTAATGGACATTGCAACTGGCATTGACATTTGGATTAAGGAAAAGCAAAGCGAAGAGGCATTTGAGCATTCAATAGATGATGAAAAGTTCTAATGGCTTGGGGCAAGTCTGTAAAAAGAAATAAGTACGACAAGGTTTTCTCGGATTACATAAGAACGAGAGACAAATGGACTTGTCAAAGATGCGGGAAATACTTCCCTGAGTCGAGTAGTAGGGGTGGTTTACATTGTAGCCATTATCATGGAAGAAGAGCCTATGCCACAAGGTTCTGCGAATTAAACTGTGAGGCGTTGTGTTATGGATGCCACTCCTACCTCGGAAGTCATCCCGAAGAACATAGAAAACATAAGAAAATAAAGTTAGGTCGAGATAAATTTAATTTATTAATGGAGAAGAAAAACAAAAGAGTGAAAAGAAGAGATTATGAGAATCCTGACTTCTACAAACTCTTAAAAATGAAACTAGAGAAAGCAAGGGGGCAAAATGGCAAAGGGAAGGATGATAAATAGGACTATAGCAATAGACCCTATATTCAATCAATTAAGTATAGAAGCACAGTGGTTATACATGAGAATGTTACCTTTCATGGATGACTACGGAAAGATGACAGGAGACTGTTTTGAGATAAAGTATCTCTGCATTCCATCAAGTAATAGACCGCCAAGGTGGATTAAAGAACAACTAGATGACATGGCGAGATTAAATTTAGTAGCTTTTGAACAGGGTGTCTGTGTTCAGTTTTTAGGATTTGAAAAGAACCAAAAAATAGGACATAGGAGAGCAACTTCACAGTACCCAACCCTAATAGATGAGGAAAGGTCGGAAAAGGTAGACAAAGGTCGCAATAATATAATAGAAGAGAATATAAAAGAACCTAATTTAAAAAAAGATACTTATTCTAAACCGACACTAAAAGATGTAGAAGATTATTTTCTTGAAAAAAAGATTCCAAGTTATAAAGAAAATGCTTTGAAGTTTTGGAGTCATTACGAATCAGTTAATTGGTTTCGTGGAAAAACTAAAATTAAGAAATGGAAGATGTGCGTAAAGAACTGGGATTTTGGTTCGGATGATGAGGTGCAAAAATCAGGGATTGACTTTTCACAGTTTGAGAAAAATGATATCAATGGCGAGATGAAAGCGTACTGTACAAAATGCGAAAAAGAATATATTCATAGATTCCCTTTTGAAATTGCAAGAGGTTCTAGATGTTGTAATAAACCATATAAACCAAACAGGAGTACAAAATGATAACACCTAAGTTTGATGACGTTAAGCTAATAAAAACAAAGAATGGTTGGACATTAAGAGTCGAGAGAAATCCTGATGGCGTAGTTAGTGAAGAAGAGTTTGAACAGGCTGTAATGAAGCTGTCAAAAGCATTAGCGGATTTTGATATAAATGTTAGATACATAAAAGGGCGTGATTAATGTACCTTTCTTGTCATTTAAAGTATTCAGGCGATACTAACAACGTAACTGGTGGGATGTGTCCATTTTGCGGAATTTATAAAAAAGAAAAATATTGCGGGATAGCAAAACAAACTAATAAATTATCCGAGATGACAAAATGTCCATATAAACGCAAAAAAAGGATAACCACCTTAACCAATGCCTACAAAGACCTATTTGAAAAACGTTAAAAAAGTTGATTTCCCTGTCTCAGATTTAGTTGGTGCAGAGTATAACCCTAGACAGATTACAGAAAATCAATTTAACGAATTAAAGGAATCTATCCAAAAATTCGGATTTGTTGAACCTATAATAGCAAATAATAATCCCGACAGATTAAACGTAGTAATTGGCGGACATCAAAGACTTAGAGTTGCAGAGTTTTTAAATATGGAATCTGTTCCTGTTGTATTTGTTAATCTAGATGAAGAATCAGAAAAAGAGTTAAATATAAGATTGAACGCTAATGGCGGTACTTGGAACTGGGATATGATTGCTAATGAATGGGATTATGACAAGCTAAGAAACTGGGGATTAAAAGTTCCAAACCCAACATTTGATTATCCCGAATTACTGGAAGGCGGAGAAGAATCAACACTTGGCGGGACTGAGGTAGAGAAAGGCAGAGATAGGACTGATTTTATAATTGACATCTCAAAAGAAAACAAAGCTGAATTGATGGAGATATTAAATAGAGTAAAGCTTGACCAGGAAATGACAGATACGGAAGATGCTTTGATGTTTATAGTGAGGGCGTATGTTTAGACATTACTGGGAAGTAATATTCAGCACCGAGTATTTTCCATACTGGGAGTTTACTATGTTGTGCGTTCTATGTTTAAATTTATCAGCACTTTATCACTTACATAAAATCAGAAATGAGTTTGAGATTTTAAAAGACGGACTCAAAGGCAAAAAGATATGGTTCAGAAAGAAGCTAATGAAAAAGTAAACCCAAGCTTTAGTAGTTGGGATGATGAGCATGGCTTGTTGTATGATTACACAGAAAACAGATTTCCAGTAAAGCTTTATAATCACACCAAAAAAGATGCAAAATTTATTTGCGAAGAATCAAATGTTGGTCACTTCATATATGTTCGAACTGGTGAATATTCAATAGCCACAAATAACAGGAAACCGATAAATATTACAGATGGTATGTTCGCAAGTGTTGGCGAAAAGTTTACCTTTACACAGCACACAGAAGGACAGGCGATTCTAATTAAGATATATAATGAAAGCCCTTTTTTCTACGTTGGGGGACCAATAGAAAAAGAAGGAAGATTAAAATACATAGATGGCTGTACTGATTCGCTTTTAATATCCCCAACTAAATTGGGTTTGAGTTGTTTGAACCACTTGCATTTCCCAAAAGAAATAGACCAAACAATGCACACTCATCCATCAATGCGAGTTGGTATAGTTGCAAAAGGAAGCGGAAATTGTATAACGCCATTTGGGGACATTGAATTATACACAGGGCAAGTTTTTATTATACATGAAGAAACAGGGAATATTCACAAAGGTCTAGATGGTAAAATGCACCTTGAAGGTTCTCATTGTTTTCAAACATTTGAAGGAGAGATGGATGTAATTGCTTTTCATCCTGATTCAGACTATGGACCGCAAGACGAAGAACATCCAATGATTAATAGAACCATTGTTGATGGCATAAGTGCGAAGTACATAGATGAAATCAGAACGCAATGAGTCGGGATTTTGTAGTTTGGGGAAAGAAAAGGCAAAGTTCATATAAGCCTAAAAAATCAGGCAGATATAAAAACAAAGATTCAGAACAGGCAGATGCTAGAATCAAGTATTGTAAATACTGTTCTCATTGTTGGGAACGCGAATCTGCAAGAGGGGGAGACAAGGTTTGGTATTACAAAGACTTTGTAACCTATGGTAAACAGCGTTTAATGTGTCCAAAATGCGAGTTAGACAAAAAAGAGGTATCAAAGCATGGCTAGTATCAGAAAAGCAAAAAGAATCGAAGCAAACGTATATGAAAAGGCGATAGAACGAGTCAATTATTTATATGATTATTATGATAACGTAGTAGTCATGTTTTCAGGCGGTAAAGATTCAACCGCTGTTTTACAATTATGTCTTGAGGTAAGAGAACAAAGAGGAATCAAGAAACCTTTAGATGTGATATTTTTTGATGAGGAAGCAATACATCCGCCAACTATTGAGTACGTAGATAGGGTTTCAAAATTTCCTGATGTCAATTTAAAATGGTTCTGTTTACCAGTTAAGCATAGAAACGCCTGTTCGTATGAGCAACCATGGTGGTACACTTGGGACAGGAATAAAAAAGACCTTTGGGTTCGCGAGTTACCTGAACAAGCAATAACTGACCATCCGCTTTGGAAGGATGATGCGGACATGGACGTTGAGAGTTTTACAAAACTGATGTATGAAGGAAAGCATTGGGCGGTTGTATTAGGTATAAGAACTCAGGAGTCAATCAGGAGATACAGGGCAATAGCTAGTAAGGAAGGAGAACTTGCTTGGTTACAGCAAAATAGAAGGGCAATGAATGTAGCTAAAGGTAAGCATCGGTATATAAGAGCAACAAATGGCTACCCTATTTATGATTGGACAAGTGAAGATGTTTGGAGATATGTATTAGAACGCGGATATGATTACAATAAGACGTATGACATATTTAATAAAACAGAACTTTATAACTCACTAGGGAAACAAAGAGTATGTCCGCCTTTTGGAGAAGAGCCATTGAGAAGTTTGCATTTGTACAAAGAATGTTTCCCTGAGTTATGGGATAAGATGTTAAATAGGGTTGAAGGGGTAGCTACGGCTATGAGATATGCCAATACTGAATTGTATGGAACTGGATTAGGTGCAAGTACCAAGAAAGAGGTAAAGCCTAGCAATCTTAGTTGGAGAGAGTTCTTTGATGTTATACTTGATAACTATGATGGTCAAAAAGCAAAAGAAATCAAGGGCAATATCAATAGATTAATTAAAAGACATTATGGAGTTACTGATAATCCTGTACCTGATGAAATACCGCACTTAATAAGCGGTGCAAGTTGGAAGTTCTTTACTAAGGTTCTATTGAAGGGTGATTTAAAGGCGAGACAGGCGGGAAGTATGCAGATATTGGGTAACTCAGAAAGAAAGAAACAAGGAATATCAGATAAGGAGGCGTTTGTTCGTTATGGCAAAAAAGAAGAAAAGTAGTTGGGAAACTCAACCTATTAATGCCGTTCAATGGGTAGATAGGGAAAGGTTAAAACCTAATAACTATAATCCAAACAAGGTTGCTCCCGCAGAACTTAAACTATTAAAGATAAGCATTCTTGAGAACGGTTGGACTCAGCCGATAGTTGCGAATCTTGAAAAAGAAATAGTAGATGGGTTTCATAGATGGACTGTATCAGGACATGATGAAATAAAAGAACTTACTAATGGGTTAGTTCCTGTAGTATGGTTGAAGAAGATGGACAGGACAACCACTCAAATGGCAACGATTAGGCATAACAGGGCAAGGGGAAATCACTTAGTTCTTAATATGGCAGAGATAGTTAAAGAGATGATTGAAGCTAATTGTTCCATTGAGGAGATAATGTCTAGATTACAAATGGAAAAAGAAGAGGTTGTTAGACTCGCAAATAGGGTTGGAATCCCTCAGAGTGATTTGATTAGAGATACAGAATGGTCGAATGCTTGGATTCCAGTAAACAAGAATGAACTTGATGAAACAAGTTGATACAAGTTGAAATAATATGAATAAAACAGGAAAAGGTGGGTTCAGCGATAACCCAAAAAACATAAACAGGAATGGGCGACCAAAAGGTGTAAATAGCATACCTGACTTATTAAGACGTATTGGTGAGGAATCTGTACCTGATGATTTAGCTGAAGCATTGAATGAAAAATTTGATGCTGATTTAAGCGAACTAACAATGCAAGAAGCGGTACTAAGAAGCACATTTGCTTATGCTGTTAGTGGTAAAGCTTGGGCGGTGCAATTTATAGCTGACAGAATGGAAGGGAAACCAGTTATGAAAATGCAAGTAGAGAGTCATGAGCCAATACAATTATTAAGAACAGGAATTGATGAGATAGACAACCCTGATGTTTAAAGTCACTCCTGTAATGGAGAAAATTGCCCTAGACAAACATAGATATAAAGTGATTGTAGCTGGGCGAAGATTTGGCAAGACCTATCTTTCAATCATGTGGCTATTGATGGGGAAGTTGCGAGAGGGCGAGAGGAGATGGATAATTCTACCAACCTATAGGCAAGGTCGCATGGTTGTATTCCCTATACTTACCAAGATTGCAAGACAAACACCTTATGCGGTCATAAACAATTCTACTTTAACAGTTAATATTGCGGGATGTGAAATATCGGTTAAAGGTTCAGATGATGCTCAAAAATTAAGAGGTTCACATTTAAACAGAGTTGTTCTTGATGAGTACGCTTATCAAAAACCTAATGTATGGGAAGAAGTTATTTATCCAATGATGACAACAGACCCAAATAGTCAGGCGTTGTTTATTGGCACTCCTGATGGATTTAGTAATGGTTTTTATGATTTATATATCAAAGGACAGTCAGACGATAAAGAATGGAAATCATGGCAATTTAAAAGCATAGAAGGTGGTTGGATTCCTAAGTTAGAGATTGAGAAAGCAAGGAGAAGTCTAGACCCAAGAATATTTGCACAGGAGTTTGAAGCAAGTTTTGAAACAGCACAGAACAGGGTGGCTTATAACTTCGACAGGAACAAACACATAAAGCAAACATCTAGTATTTCAGAAGTCAAGTATATTGGCTTAGATTTTAACGTCTCGAAAATGTGTGCGGTTTTTGTTACAGAGTATTCAGATGGCACGATTCATTACTATGACGAGGTAGTTCTTCATAATTCAAATACGGAAGAAATTTGCAAGGAAATGAGATTAAGACATCCTGAGGTTAATATTATTTATCCCGACCCTGCGGGGCATAATCGTTCTACCCAATCATCAAAGAGTGACTTTGCTATACTTAGAGAAAATGGTTATATAATTAGGGCAAGAAAAAACCATCCTACACAGAAAGACCGCCTAAATGCTTTGAATAGGAAGTTACTAGATGCGGATGGTAATATTAGCCTATCTATAGACCCGAAATGCAAAGAGTTAATTAAAGATTATGAACAATGCACAAGAACAAAAACAGGCGGGATTGATAAGACAGACCTTGAGAGGACTCATTGCCTTGATGCCTCAAGTTATCTTATTGAATACCGCTTTCCGATAGTTCATTCAAGGGCGGTAAGTAAGAAATGGTAAGGAGTAGTTGAAATGATAAATTTTGGTAAGTCTGTAAACACTATCGTATTTCCTGAGTATTCAGAATCAGAGGTTATAAAATCTCTTGTACGCTCAGCACAGGATTACAAAGAAAACGAGAAGGCAAAGCGGAGAACAGCCTTAGACTTCTATTTATACCAAAACACAGATGAGCATGTTCAACAATGGTTTGAATCTGAGTCATTGCAACAAGTACCAGTATATCCCCAAGCTGTTGTTCAAAGATTCGCTAGGGCGAGGATGATGCTTTACAAATCCCCCGCGAAGCGATACATAGGCGGAGAAATAAATGATGATTATAATTCCATTTGCTATATGCTTGATTCTAAAATAAAGATGTTTAGCGAGATTGCTTGGTTACTAGGGGACTCTTATTTAAAAACATCTTATAACTCACACAAGGAAAGGCTCGAATACACTATACTGCCTGAAGTAAAAGAATATCATGTAATGGGCGAGAGCGTTCCTTTTGGTATGTCCTATGAGGTAGAGTCACCATTTAAAAATAAAAGAATGTTTGTTTATTGGTCAGAAGATAGAGATGGAGTCAAAGGTAGTCATTTTAAGTTTGACCAAGATGGAAAGAGGTATGCGGTTGGAGATAACACCGAGATGATAAACCCTTATGGTATCTTGCCAATTACCAAGGTTGATAACTTGCGTAACTCTTATGATGTAGTTCGTTCTGCTCTTCAAATATCCATTGCTATGACCGAGATAGCTTTAAATGTTCGCTTTAGGCTTGGGCAACCAGTATTCACAGGAATTGACGAAGGACAGTCAGAGATAAAATCAGGAATAGATAATGCCATATTTTTAAGTGAAGGTTCAGACTTTAAATACGTTGCTCCAAATGGAAACATGATGGAGATGATTGAAGCTGTAAAATTATTTGCAAATATAACAGCGGAGAATAATCATCTTAGAATCCGTTGGGGTGAAAGCGGTGGGAACGCACCTAGCGGTGAAGCGTTGCGTATCTTGGAACTTGAGAATCATGAATCAAGAGAGTCGGATATGTTATTATATAAAGAGTTTGAATCCGAAAGATACAAGGTAGACAGAAAGATTTTAGAGGTTCATAATGTTATGAATCTGCCTGAAGAATATCATATTGATTTCGGAGAGGTTGAGTATCCAATGTCTGTTGAACAGGAATTAAAGATGCTTGACTGGAAGATTGCAAACAATGTGATGACTCAAAAAGATGTATTGCAATATTTTAATCCTGATATGTCCGATTCAGAATTGGAAAGCAAATTAGGAGAAGTGCAAGAAGAGAAGAACCAAGCCAATGAACAGGAGCGTGCAAATCAGCCTGTATTTGGGGGACTGAGGACGCTTGGCTAAAAAACTGATTACAAAGTACCTTGATGATATTCAGATAATGCAATTCAAGATGGAAGAAGATGCTGAGAAGGTTCTAGAAGCAATCAATATTGACGAGATGTTAAAGATGGGAGTCAGACCATATCTTCAAAAGCTTGGTCAAGAATACCTAAAAGCACATAAGAAAGAAATGCAAAAAGGATATGATAGAGGGGAGAGGTTCGCAGAGGATGTTATCAAAGAGTCTTGATTCGGTATTTATCACTTTTGATAAAAAATATTTTAAAAACCATACTTCAGATACTGTTTCTGTAGCATTTTTCGGGTATTTTACGGAAAAAGTTTGGGAAAACAGGAATAAAGTTTGGGAAAATCGGAAGAATGAAGATAACAAAGAACTTTAATTTAAAGAAAGTAGTGAGAAACCTAGACCTCACGAAAGAAATTAATCTTATGGCAGATGCGATAGCTAAAGACCACAAGAAGAGAGGTAAGTTCGGTGTAGGAGTAAATGGCTCAAAACTAAAAAGGTTGAAGGGTGGAACTATTGCACAGAAAAGAGCAACATTCAAAAGTAGACCTAGAATCCCTTTGTATGGTGAAGGCGTGATGACTGATGTAATGGTTACGCAAAGAGCGACCAGGAATAACCAAAAAGCAAAGATTAGACCACCTAAGAGTAGGCAAGAGATTGGTGTATATCATCAAAACGGAACAAGACCTTTTACAATAAGAACAAGAAATGCTAATGTGCTTGGACCAATGTATGATTCAAGAGGTCGCAAATTTTTTGCAAAAAGTGTCCGAAATGGCGGTTTGCCTAAGCGTGAATGGTTTGGTATCACTAAAGAACAAGAACGCAAAGGATTGCGTAGAATGGCGAGAAAAATAGACATGGCTCTGAGGTCATAATGCCTAGTAGACTTGACGAACTAGAAATACTAATTGGTACTCAGATTGAAGCGGTGGCAGAACAAACAGCAATCGCTATAGAATCAGCCGTTGCGACTATGGTAACGTCTAGAATGAGTCAAAGTGCTATTCGTAAAGTATTACTTGATGACTTGAATGAGGGAGGCGTAATATTCGGTACTTATAGGAACGCCATTAAAAACACAACCAATACTGCGGTTAGAATGGCAAGTACAGAAGCAACAAGACAGGTTTTTGAAAATAGAGGTGTGAGATTGTTCAAGTGGACAACTGCGGGAAACAATGTTTGTCGTGATTGTGAACCTAGACATGGACAAGTTGATACATTCCAAGCTTGGGAAGAAGTTGGATTACCAAGGTCAGGATTTTCGGTTTGTAAAGGGAACTGCCAATGTGTTTTAGTTCCTAGTTCATACACAGGAGAACAAGAAGATGGTATCTTATACCGACAGGAAAGAACAAGACAACTAAGGAAGAGATATGCCAAAGGTGGGTAAAAAGAAATTCCCCTATACTCCGAAGGGGATTAAGCGAGCCAAAAAGGTCGCCAAGAAATCGGGGAGAAAAGTAAAGTATGGGAGAAAATAGTGTCTGAAAATACTAATCAAGACAATGCTCAGGTAGAGCCACAAGTGGAAACACAACAGGAAGAGAGTTCGGTAAACAGCACGGAACCGAATTTGATTGCAGAAAGCAAGAAGTATCGCAAGCGTGCTCAGGAATCTGAGGCTCTTAATTTAGAGTTAAAGAAAAAGTTAGAGGAATTTGAGAATAAGCGACTTGAAGAACAAGACAAATACAAGGAATTAAGCGAGAAACACAAGGCAGAGTTGGATGCAATGAAGCCTGAGTTTGCGAGATTGAAGGCGATGGAAGATGCGAGACGAGAATCAATGATTTCTAAATTTCCTGAAGAAGAGAGGGCATCCGTAGAGAATCTACCTATGGAAACCCTAGAATATGTTTACAATAAAACAATGTCTAAGCCAAGTACAGATTCCGTACCTGATACAGACAACACAACACCAAGAACTTTGAATCCTGAAAACAAAAAATGGACTGATATGTCTGCACAGGAAAGAAGAGATAATTGGTCGGCTGTATTGGATTCTTACAAGTCTTAGGCTGTACGCTCTTAAAGGAGAAAAAAGATGGCTAAACACTATCAAGGTACTTCCGCAGGTCCAACTTCGGATACCGAATTTATCCCTCAGGTTTGGGCTGAAGGGATTTACAAATACTTCGAAAGAAAGAGCATATTCAGAGGATTAATTGATGATTACTCCGCAAGTTTTGGCGGTGCTAAAAAAGGCGATACAATCCACATTCCTGAAGTGTCTCTTATTTCTGCAAGTGATAAACTCGAAAACAACGATGTTGAGTATGATGCAACAGCTTCTACTGAGACATTGCTTGTGGTCAATAAACACAAATATGTCGCTAAATTATTCGAAGATATTTTAGAAATTCAGGGAAATCCTGATTTAGTATCTAAATATACTCGTATGATGGGAGAGGCATTATCTCGTCAAATGGATGCTGATATTTGGGCAGAGTTACAAACTTTGAACCAGTCAGTTACTCTTTCCGCAGATGACGTTCTATCTGCAGATAAGTTTGAGGAAGCTCTAGCTAATCTTGGAGAGAATGACGTTCCTTATATGGAAGGCGACACTTTCATGGTTGTTAATCCAACATTATATGCTGATATCTTGAACCCATCAGGCGGACTTGCTCAATACTTCATCAGAGCAGACGCGGGTGGCGAAGGTAACGGACTTAGAAGCGGAATGGTTGGCTCACTTTACGGAATAGACGTATTTATGAGTAATACTATATCTGCGGGCGGAACAGCATCTACTATTAGTGGTGCAATATTCCATAGGTCAGCGGCTGCAATTGCGGTGCAAAATGATGTTAGACTTCAGACCGAATACTCGATTGATGCACTTGGAACCAAGATTGTTTCTGACGTTCTGTATGGTGTAAAAGTTCTTGATGATTCGGATAATATCAGAGGAGTCAAGTTCACAAACGTTACTTAATTGTTACTGTTTGTTAGTATCTCGAAAAAGCCCTGTCTTAATTGATGGGGCTTTTTTGTTTGTATGATTAAGACATAAAGCAATAAGTTTTGTAAAAGATTTTAGGAGAATTAAATGTTGCAAATATGGAAACATCCTAAGAAAGCAATGACTCACAAGGTGGAAGATAGACAGGCTAAAAAACATCCTGAGTTTATTGTTAAATTAAAAAGAGAGGGTTTCGAATTAGTGAATCCCCCGAAAAAGAAATCTGCAAAAAAGAAGAAAAAGAAAGCGGATAAAAAATAACACTTAACGGCTCATTCACGGTTGAGTCATCAACCTTAGAGATTAGGAGAATAAAATGGCTAACAACTTTCACAAGTATTCGGTTCAAGAATCTAATAACCTACAGCTTGGACAGAACGGAGCATTATACGACAGCACAGGCGGTACTTTCCATGAAGGCAATTTCGTAGCCTTTCAAATAGTGTCGAGTGCATCATTCACAGTTTTAGAGGTTGCTAACGGAAGGCACATAGGAACAGCACTAGACTCAGATGGCGACAGCCAAACTATCTCAGGCAATAGTATTACAGGAGTAACATTCAATGCGGGAACTGTTATATTTGGGAACTGGGTAGGCTTTGAGTTAAATAGTGGTTCGGTGATTGCTTACTATGGTTAATCTTGGCTTAAAAATAAAAACAACAATAATTGAGGTTCTCGGACAATTTTGGGAATCGTATTCAGATTTATGGGAAAATAAAGACGAAAATTGGGAGGGTGCTTAAATGTCACTAACTGGTAAACAGATTCAAAATTCATACAAAGACTTATTGCAAATGAATAAAAGCAATGTTGGTATAGACGGAACTCTTGGTACTGTTCAAGATGGAGAAGGTACTTCTTCGCCATTAATGTTGTCGGACACTCAAATAAAGTCTACTAGCAACACAGCTATGCGAAGCGGTATCGTAGGGTTTGTTCATAATTTTGCAGATGACTTATCAACTGGGAATCATTATATCCCTTGGTCAGACGAGATAGAGAGTACACTCGCGGGTGGTAGGTATTACTATGCCATGC